ACTGCGTGGCCCAGCGTTGTTCTATTAGTCACTCCCTATCACCAAAAGTACGGTTGGCTCTCACTAACTGACGCACGAGCGGTAGGTAACTGTTCATCGCGACGTCGGAAAGTTGATGGCCTATGCTGATTTGGGTATTCCCAGAAACAGTATTTCTGTATGTGGCTAGAAATATGTTTTCGTTCCAGCTACCATCCGTACGCATGGTAATAGCAATTTTATCTGCAATCAAGCGAACCCGATGCATCTCTCTGTAATTAGACTTGTGTTCCACTGGGCAAGGCACTAGAATTGGTACCCAACACTTGGGTGGGTACATGATCAAATGTCCTGGAACCAGTTTCTTAAATCTCGAATCAGTCCAGCCCCTAAGAAAATTGGGGATTCCGTCGTTGACTTCATAGAAAAACTTTATCCAGCCACTACTCAATCCATGGTCGGCAACGCAATGGTATTCAATCTTTCTTCTGTTTTCAGATGAACGATCTAAACTAATCACGTCATAGGACATTTTCTGAGTTTTACTCTGAACATCCCACAAACCGACATCGACTGGTGGAGGTTGATTCCAGATAGCGTGCCATGTTGCTGAAATCGGCACGTTCTGGTCTATTAATCTATTGTTGTCTACGAGTATGGTTTCTTTCCAAGATTTACTAGTTAGTTCAAAAGAAGGCTCATTTGGAGTTCGCCCGTCTCTCCTCAAGACTACACAGCCCTTGTCAAAAAGATCGCCGACTGTGTCAAGTGTCAAACTGCTGTATTCCGTAGAGTACTGCACTTTGATCCTTGTCTTAGAAACTAAATAGGTTTCACTTATCTTAATTACGTTACTGATGCGCTTCAGCACTCTCTTGCGGTGGTTAAGTGCCAACCGGTACACTAACCACATGGTTCCTGCTACAAGAACCAAACAAACGATCCTGACTGTTGTCTCCCAACTGACCAAGTCGGAAAACGCTGGACTATCACGCTTCACCCTATCATATAGGTCTTTAAATTTCCTCCCACAGGAAATAGAAAAGTTCCTGCTATGTTCCAGCGAATTGGGAATTTCGCTGACGAGCAACCGGTTGTATTTGGCGACTCGAGGTGCTTTACTCACCCCCCTATCGTTTCGGGCACCAAGGGTTATATCTTTAATATATCTCATCGTCTTTGGTATCGAAATTGGCCATGTCAATGAACATGGGTCAGCGCTTCAAACTTTAAGCCCGTTATAAAGTATACATCACGCATGAGCCGGACCGAAGCCCACCAGGTGGCTTTCACCACCCCGCAATTTATACAGTTCTTGATGATCACAACAAAGAACGTGTGCCGGTTTGTTTACATCACCACCGGGACTAAGAGGCTGTGCG